GAACGCAAAGTGCTGAGTTGTCTCCGCCAAAACGTGCTACGTCCAATCCCCAAATGATTGGTGCTTTTGCAGTTAGTGATACATCTCTATTGATTGCGTTTCTAGCAAGTTCCATTGGTATGACTGAGTCGTCATCAGAGTTTGGAAACTCTCCAAGTACCTCTACTCTTGCAACGGTAGAATCTTCACCGTACTGCTCTAACATAGTTTGGAAAAGTTTTTGGTCAGTACCTTCTACAGTTCGCGAGTCTATTTGTTTTAGATTCCAGAACTTACGTTTAGATGTAAAGCTGTCGTAGAAAGGGCCTGAGTTTCTTCGTGGGTTGGAGAAGGTAAACCAGTAACGGTTTTCAGTTGGCTCGGAGAAGAAACCCTCGGAGACAGAATAGATGGGTGCTGGGATACCAGATGCTTCATCCATAATTAAACATACACCGTATGATGAATGGATACCTGCGAACGCGTCTGGGTTTTCTTCGCTCCATAATTGTGCTTGGGCGTAGTAGTAACCAGTGTCTATTTTTAGATCTCTTTTTAGTGCTTCTTCAAACCAGCCTTCTGGTTTAATCGTGGTGGCTGTCTTAGAGTACCAGTGATTGTTTATTGCTAGGGTTAGCCACTTACCTAGCTCCGCCCATGTTCTTGATCTGAGCTGTTGTTCGGTGTTAGCAGTTACGATTATGGTTGAGCCTAGTCGTGTTGATAGCATCCATAGGATTAACCAAGAGACAAGTGCAGACTTTCCGATACCACGTCCAGATGCTACAGCTAATCTAAACATTTCAGGATCAACGCGTCCTTGGTTACGTTGGATGTGGACTGTCATTTTTTTTAAAATTTCTTCTTGCCACTTCCTAGGGCCTTCAAAGTCTTCAAGGGGGGTGTCTTTCTCTCCCCAGGGAAAGATAAACTTAACAAAGTTGTATGGATCATCTTTTATGTATGGCGACCATATCTCGGTCATCAATTCTTTTTCTTGTTCTGCTCCGTATTTCATATATGTACCAGTATTAAAAATATTGCAATGTTGCCTACAGCACCAATGCTAAGTATTGCTAAGATTTCTCGTATTGCCTCTTTCATATTTTGCTCCAAAAAAAATTAAAAAAAATTATCGCAAGGGTTACACGTAATATACCCCGTGCGAAAAAATCAAGGGGGGGTATAAGCATGATCTTTGTTGGAGCATCTAACAAATCTCTACTTATTGGCGAACCCTTGAACGTTGCCACCATGAGGAGGAGTAACAACCGCCATTTATTTATTCTTTTTCTTATTAGTCTGATTAATTACCAGACTGCTCATCTCTTCAGACGTTGTATCTAAAGGATTTATTTCTGTTAGTTTGTTTTCATTTGCCGTATATTTGCCAAGTCTTTCTTTTGCACCGCTTAGAACATCATTAAGGTTGATAGTTGCATGGACATTCTCAACGCGATCCCTCCAAGTCTTCGCATCTTGATTCTTTAAGTAGAATATCTGGGCTGTAACATTGCCATCAGTGGCGGAAGTGAACAGGGAATTTGTAACTTGTGCAAGTCCACGAGCTTTCCCCCTTTTTATAGCATCTTCAAAATCTACACTTCGCTTTCTATTTCTATCAATAGTATTCCATGAAACGCCCAAAGCACGGGCGATCTGGGTAGTTCCTAAACCTCTTGATGCTAAGTTCTCTACTTGCTCTAAATCAATATTAATCTTCTTTCTACCGCCCTTTTTAAGAGATTTATTGTCTTTTTTTGGTGTTTTTTGCTCCATAACTATATTTTTTTTACCCTCTTAAAACCCCTATATTACAGCATTTCTCACAAAAACCCTAAGATTTATAAAATAAGTGTTTGATATATAAGTAGTTTTGTGTAACTATACAAACAGTCAAGAACAAATATATTACTTTAGGAGGTAACAAACATGGACACAATAACATTAACTAGAGCAGAAAAAGCATACTTATTAGATATGTTGGATCTTGAAGCAATGAAGATCCAACAAAATACAGATGTGGATCCAATTAGACAAATAGAAAACCAAGAAGAACTAAAAATGCTTAACGCTGTTTGCGACAGGTTAGAACACACAATGTAAACCAACCCCAACCCAATCAAGCCCGCTTATGTGGGCTTTTTGGGTGAAAGTCATATAATTTAATTACTTTAGGAGGTAAACAATGACAAAAACAAAATACATAGCAACAACAAAAGAATGGAGAGACAAGGTTAACGGCAATAGCTACTTTAGCACCAGAATAGAAGATATAGAAAACGATAAGATGTATATCTTACCTTTTCAATATGGGTATGGCGATCAGTCAGAGTATGAAACCAAAAAAGTTATTAATTACGTTAATGGTTGCGTGTCATGGTCAGAAATCAAATTTATTAAAATTGATAGATGTCTAAAAAAAGAAGTAACACAACACGGCACGGGATCAGAGCATAATTATTATGCGAATCTTGGCTTTTATTATCAAGACTAAGGAGGTAAACCATGACATTTAAACAACTAATAAAGAAACTAACAGAGAAGCCACGAAATAGAAAAGCGTGGCACGGCTCTTATCTTATTAACCATTTTTTAAAAAACTAGGAGCAAACCAAATGAGCAGCACAAAAAAAACAATAAATATAAGTTATACAGACTTACACAAATATTTTGTAAATTATACAGAAACAATGTCAGATTTTGTTACAGAAAATCAAGAGCATTTTTTTAATAAAGAATATATAGATGGAATGACTCACAGCCTGCAAATGTTTGCAGAACATCTGGATAATGATTTTAAAGACAATGTGATTCTAGAATCATTAACAAGAAATGCTAAACAACAGGAGCAAGACAATGATTAACTGTATACAAGTTTTAATAGTGCTTTCATTCATGGTCTTTTGCCTACATGGAGCATATCTAATAATTACCAAGGAGGATCAAGACAATGAGTAAAGGGTGTTGTAATGAGTGTGGCTATAAAGCTGATTATATTATTGATAACAATAATTATGCAGATAATGGCTACAAAGATTTAAACCAAGTGCCAACAGATAAAATGTTATGTGGCGTATGTTATGAGGAGCAGGACAAATGAAAACAAAAGAACTAATACAAAAACCAACGCTACATATTGCTAAAAAACTATTCAAGCGTAAAAATCCTAATATTGATTTTAATGTTTGTTGGAAAAGAAAACCTACATTTATAAACAACTGTTACAGTTCAACCGTAATATTTAAGGCTAAAGATTATAAAAATATTACTATGAATTTATACAGCGATATTCACGAAACTGCTATTTTTTAAAAGAGGTGACTAACAATGAAAATAGATAGAAGGCGAATACCAAAGCATTTGAGAGGTCTAAGAGATGACCAAATACAATTATTAATTTTACTATTCACGGAAAGACTATGAAGCAAGACATGAAATACTTAAAACGAAAGTACCCAGAACTTTCAAGAATCACCGCTAAATTTAGCAATGATAAAAAAGATAATATGCGAAGGGTTAAGGTGATGATGTCAACTAAAGACCATGAATTATATTTAAAATTAACGAGTTCTAAATAATGACATTACAAACTTACAAGGAGGTAAACAAAAAGTGAAGACTTATATTGTGAATTTAAATACACAACTAAGAATAAAGGCTAAGAACCAAAAAGAAGTAAAGCAAATAATTAAATCTTTAAATAGTCCACATCAAATAAAACAAAAAATATTGATAAAAGAAATTAATACATTTTGTAACCATTGCGGAAAAGAAATGAAAGATAGAACACAAAGAGCTGAATATTGCAGTAGTGCATGTAGATCAGCAGTTCATTACGCTAAGAATAGGAGCAACCCAAAAAGAATAAATTACAAAATAAAATACCAGGAATTATTAAAACAATCTAAGGAGCAAACAATTGAAAACGCGTGATCAAATAGAAGTAGAAAACTTCTCACCACATATGGCTAAAATATACAAAGATGAATTAGTTAAAATTAGAAAATGGTTAGAAACTTGTCCAATAGATTATTTTGAATCTTTACTCAAAAGCGGACAACTTACTGTATCATTTGAATTAAGCGATTATATAGATTAACCGATCAGAAAGCCTTGGAGGGTGACATTGTCAAACTCCCCCTAAAGTAGTCACCCTTCTTGGCTTTCCTCTAACATCACACCCAAACCAACGAACAAAAAATGCTTATGTTGCACTCCTGCTTTTAGGCTTCGCAATACTTTCTTTTCTCCATCAATAGCACACCAAATAATATTTAAATCCATTAAATTCTGAATACCTTTGCTAACCGTGTGTCTGTGCATACCAATCATTAACGCCAAGTAGCTAACCGCATCATGGCTTGAATAGTCTTGTGCTGAATACCTTTCGCAAAGTGCATACAATACCAACTTCTCCCTGCTCTTAATATCAGTTCTCCCCAACTGCTTCTTATACCACTTCCAGACAACCTGTTTCAGCTTGGCATAGCTCTTATACTTCATTGCTACCCCAAACTTTATTAACCCACTGCTCTCTGGCTTATCAATTGCTTCTATGACCAACCACCATTTTTGCTCTTTCAACTAACTAACCGCCTTAAGACTAAAATCCCTATTTGTATAATACTGATTAACCAACAACATTGGCTCTTTGCAAATCCTATATACTCGTTTCCTTTTATCCTTCCCCCTCTCCTTGCACATATATTCCCTTGCCACAAAGTCATCTAATACTGTTGCTATCGTTGACCGACTCCCCATGCTTCCAGGCAATAGCTTCACTATTGCTTCAAAGTTAATGCTTTTGCTACTCGCGTTAGCAATAGCAACCTCTAAAACTAAAACATAATGTAAAGGATCAGACCACCAGAACGACATAAACCCTCTCTTCCTTCTATTCCTATGGAATTCATCTCTTGCTTCTGTCATTCTTGCTTCTAACTGCTTCATGTATGTTTCCTTTTGTTGCATTTCATTTAGTTATTAACCTAACAATTACAACCCAACTTTATGAGTAAATATTACTGATATTTTTTCCCTGGAGAGATGAGCCTAAAGGCTCACTCTCTCTATTAGTTTAGTCTAGGATATATGTACACCCGTATATACGATTATTGGACACCCATATATACAACAATCGTATACCCGTATATACAATCACTTTTGTTTTGGTTTATCTTTTTTAGGCTCTTTTTTCTCTTTTCTTTTACCAAATATCCTATCCCAATTATCCTCAAATACTTTTTTATCAACTTGCCTTTTTCGTTGATCGCTACCTTTTCCATATCCTGTTGCACTCATTATTCAGACTCCTCTTCTTTTGGCAAATATACTTCTACATAAGAATCGCAAGTCGGACATGAAAGATTTGTAACTATAGAATAATTTTCATTTTCCTCTTCTATATCGTGATCTGCACCCCAAATTAATTTTGTACAACAATGCCAACATTTCATTTTTACTCCTTAGTCCCACTCAAAGGACTTTTTATTTTCATCTAAAATTTCTAAAACTGCACCATTACGAACCAAAGTTTTAGTTTGGTAATCTACGTTACCCGAATTACTTTTAACCAGACTAGCTTTAACAACTGCCATTCTGTCAAATTCAATGCCTTGATCCATGCAAATCTTTTCGCAGGTATCACTATCAGCTAACCACATAGCTATCGCAAACCTAACTGAATCGGTAATACTTGAAGCACCACGAATTTCAGCTCTATGGCTTAGTGCATCATCTGAATCATTGGTAAGAGCCGTTTTTGAAAGATGATGAACGGTGAGACATGTTACCCCTAGTCTGGCTGATATGTTTGCACAGTATGAACCCCACAATTGGCCTACCTCATTACTTGAACTAATATTTCCCGTTGTGAATGCCTGGAGTGGATCAAATACCACTAACTGTAAGTTTGGTATTGTCTTTAACTCTTCAACTAATTCTTGAGCCATTGATGTAACGCCCTCTTCCCTTAACAAGATCATTGGTTCTTTTTGTTCTGGAATCGGAAAGACATACACATCATATTCAGATTGAAATCGTAAACCTAACGGATCAAGCGAAGCAATCCTTCTATGCACTTCAGACAAATCATCTTCGGCTGCAAAAATTACAGTTGATCCTTTTTGCATGATGTTTTTTCCCCACCATTGACCACCTGTAGCAATACCCAAAGCAAGTTGGATCATTGATAAAGACTTACCGACCCCACCTACTGCCGCAATAATTCCTGGTTTACCAAGAGGGATAAAACTATCTACTAACCACTCAATTGGTTTTGGTTCTTCAACCAAATTACGAATAGCATATTGTCTTATGTTGAACTTAGACTCTAATAATTCTAACTTAACTTGATCTAATCCTTTAGCTAAATGCAGGTCATTAAAATCACCTGTAAGACTTGGTAGTCTGGAAACACAATTGCTAACTGCATTAACTACCTCGTTAGCATTTTTCTCACCAATACCAGAAGTATCGTTATCAAGTGCAATAACAAACTTAGCACCCGTTACCTTACGCAACCTAACACTCGCTGTTAAACAGAAATTAGCAGAGAAGACCACCGCAACAGGTAATCCTGTAGCTTCAAATATAGAGCTTCCTGTAGCGTATCCCTCGCATAAAATTAAGGTATCAAGATAGGGCAATTCAGTTGCTT